CGCCTATCGGCTTCGTATGGGCGCTGCGATGTCGGACCCACTTTCGTGTGCCGAATCTTCGCACGGTACTCGTCGAGTGACGCCCGGAGCAGGTACTCAGAAGCGTACCCGTCCTGGTTAATCTTGACGAGAACCTTGTCACCACCAGCCTGAGGAAGAGTGAGGGTATTGCCCAACATGGAACTATCTCCTAACAGAACTAATCGCCAGCGGCTAGAGCCGCTGAGCGGCAAGAGCTGCTAGGATCGACCAATGCCGATTTGTTAAAATCGGCAGTTGAGGAAAGGGAACCGGGAGCACAGGAACGCAAACATAGCGTTCCTTGCGCACCATCCGAAGCACGTACTGCTGGTTTTTAAGGCCAGCAATCGCGAAGGCATCGGATAGTGCCGGGTTATAGACGCAGGTCTGCGTTGCCGCAGACGTTCGCATATAACACACGTTTTGCCAGGTACAGCCGACTGAATTGTTGGTAGCGGCGATTAAATCGCCGGTATTGCCAAGCCAGTCGGCCAGCCATGACCAAGGAGTTAACTCCCAAGCCATAGCTAGCGCTTCACGATCTTTGAACCCGAAGGTAAGGTTACGAGCCAGCTCTCTGAGCGGCCCATATCCCATCGTCGGAAGTTCTGCATCAGGTAGCAATTTCCATTGCGCTGAGCCCCATGCCTTTGCGGCATAGGTGACCGTGAACGTTCCGCGAACAGTGCAGCCTTCAGAGTGAACTATCAAATTCACTTGAGGGGCAGCACTGCCAGCGACAGTACCTAGTTGTACCCGTTTCCTGATCGTTTTACCTGTCCGAAGTCTCATCAATTCGGTAGTGCGGTTATCAACCGCCTTAACGAATCGACAGAGGTTCGACAGGTCTCTTAGGAATGGGGCAATTGCCCATCTCTTGACGAGATGTATATTGCCCAGATTGCGAGCAAAGAACCTTGGGTTCTTGATCGCTCTCAGGAAGTCACCTATTGAATCGGCATTGCCGGCCAATAGTTTACTCCAACTGAATCCCAAAAGAGACGGAAGGTCCTTTAACTCGGCGACCATAGTCGGTACACTTACAAAGGGTACCGACGGATTGGTCTCGGCGAGTATTTTCCAAGCCATATTATTCCTATCTAACAAAGTTAGAACAGGATAATATGTGCGTGGATCTGGTACTGCGGGTTGGTAACCTACTGGACAATCAGTCCATGTTCGGTTATTTCCTACGCAGTTCAGAGTCGGATAGAACTGTGTCGATTCCATAAGGGAGAAATCCGTTGGTAACGGAAAAGCTCCAATAGTATCGTCACAGATCCTCCGAAGTCCATTGGTGCAGCAACGGAGAAAGGTAGTAGGCCCGATCGGCGAGATATAATTCCCGCAGACCAAGGACCTACCATCACTTTCGCGATGTCTAACCATTGGACTGACCTCCATGAAACGATTCCTCAGGGAGAATAGAATTCATTCCGAAATCTGAGAGATCTCGGTGAGGGCGGCCGACAAGGCCGCC